TAATAATAACTATTTAACAATTTTACACCTCTCCAAATGGATTTTTCTGAGAAAAGTCCAAAATAGCATCTGCCTCAGACTGAATGACATCATTTTCGGCATATGTGTCAAGAAGATCATCCGTGTTAGATCGTTGTAAAGTATAAACTGCTCCAGACTCTGAACCAGTAATTGTTTCTCCTGAGGTGAATGTTCCATCTGCAATTGAAACTTTTAAGGTTTTATCTAAAGCATTCCAAACTTTTACTCTACCTTGAGTTCCAGAAATAGATCCAGTCACAACTTCATTATAAATGAAATCACCAGATCCAATCATAGAAGGATTTGAAATAGTTATAATCGGAGATGTTGTATATCCATAACCAGCGTTTGAAATTCTAATAGCAGTTATTGTTCCAGATGATGAAACAACGGCTTCTCCAATTGCAGTAATACCAGCACCAGGAGAACTAAATGTAACTGTTGGTGTTGTGGAGTATCCAGAACCACTATTCGTAATAGTAATTATTCCAACTCCTCCAGTTGTTGCAATTCCCACAGTTGTTGCTGCACCAGATCCTCCTCCACCAACAAAAACTACAGATGGAGGAACTGTATACCCATACCCTGGGTTTGTAAGTAAAACTTGTTTAATTGAGGATTGTGTTGCAAGTCCAACTTTGGATGTTGTTATTGCAACTGCGGTGGCCGTAAATCCACCAGAAGATGCAGAAGATATTGCAACTATTGGTGTTGAAGTATATCCAAAACCATCATTTAGCAATCTAATAAATTGCAATCCACCATTTACAAATGTTGCTGTTGCTGTTGCTGTTACTCCAACGCCGAGTAATGTAAGAGTTTCGGTATAACCTGCATCTTGCATACTGTCGTCAATATTATTGATTCCAGTGTCAATAACTTCGTCTTCATACCTAAACAACTCACACCTCATTTCATAGGTGTAAAGTTTTTGTAGTTGATAGAATGGATTTGCGTAATCAATATACTTAATTTCATACAATCTATCGTCAAGAGGAAAATAAATTAAATCTCCTTCTTTTGGTCTCTTTGATAGTTTTATGTTTTGTTCATTTTTTATTAGTGGTTGAATATAATTTTCCCATCTTTCTCTTGATATAATCAATGTTACATCATCCTGTTCCATCACTCCAAATTTTGAGAGTATGGTTCCAGCACCTTCATACCCTTCAGATTTTACATATGCCTCTATTGGATATGCATCATCAAACTTAGATTGAATAACTTCTTTGATAACTGTATTTTGAGTTACATATTTTCTAGGAATATAATAGATTTCAACTCCATACATGCGAAGTTGTTCATTAATGAGGTCTTGAACAAGACCTTGTTCTCCTCTAGTTCCCTGAGTAAAGTATGGATTTAGGGTCATTATCCGATCATGTCCAGAGGTGGAATTTCGTATGTTGAAAGCATCTGTTCTCTGATCTTATCCAATTCAATAACCGCATCATCGTAAATTTGCCTTCCATTTAGTTCAACTCCACCGGGTAGTTTGACTCCTTGGAATTTAATCAGATTTTGTCCCCACTGTTTTTTCATAAGAGAAGTAAGGTACATCTTCAAAAATCTGTCATTATAAACTTTGGTAAAATCATTAGGATCTAATACTCTCCAACAATCAATAATTAACCAATCACCAACTGCTAAATCTCCAAAATCTACATCCAAATATAATCTTTGCTGCCTAATATTAAATCTTATTTGCTTTTCAGTATTCAATAGAAAATCAATGTCCTCTAACTTTGTTTTTACCATTGAATATGTTAGTAATTCTAATGAATCAAAATAATAAACATCATTTAGAAAAAGTTGATACTTTACACTAAACATGTTATTAGAAACAGTTTGTGAACCATCATATTTGAATATTTTATTTACACCAATAACTGAATCAGGAAGTTTTATATAATTACTATTTTCTTTGTATGTGAACGTTCCTAAAGTATCATTTACAGTTGTATTTACAATACCAGCAGTTGGATCATTTCCAGAGGGTGCTCTACCTCTATTAATATCTGCTTGTGTTATTTGATATTTCAAATACATTTGCATGACGCCATCATAGTGACGTTCTTGCCAAAATTGAATAGCATCATCTACTAGATCATCGATCTGTTCGTCCGCAATATTGATTTCTAAAACAGGCGCACCAAGTTGTCTTAGACAATAATCAATTAGACCAGATCTGTTTGATGGTTTAGACATATCACGAGTCCTCCTATCCTATTTAGATAGATGAAGTAATTCCTGCTTTGACCATCAAATCTCCTTCGATAATTCTATAAATCGTAGTTCCACTATTAACTAATACATCATAGCGATATCTTCCTTCTTTCAATCCAACAGTATTTGCCGCAGTCAATCCTAAAGTTATTCTGCCAGTCGTAATTCCAACAGAAAAAGTTCTGAGAGCATAATTTGATGCACCAACTCCAACCGATTTTGCTAATTTTGCAGATCCAGTATAACCAGAAAAATTAAACGATGTACCACCTATTGTTGTTACACTATAATTTGCAACAAAACTGGCACCTGTTGAAATTACTTGATTTATTGCGTAAGGAACCCCTGATGAAGGATCAAATGTAAAAGATGCGTCCATTACTTTTCTGCTAGTTTGAGTAAAAGATTTTTGATATCTAAAATATCATTTTTTAATGAGTCTATTTCGCTTTTCAAGACTCCCATTTCACTTTTCTCTGCATCATGATTTGCTTTCCGAATAAAATAATTTTTGTAGGCACTATTATTTGAATTTATAATGGCCCCTGTACTAGCATCCCTTCTTAAGTTTGGATGTCCTTCTACTTTATATTTCATCGAACTGCAATTACACGTAGATCTTTAATCTTGGGTGGTTGTGCTTGATTTGTACCAGACATGATGATCTTGATTGAGAATGCTGTAAATTCAGGAAGATCATCAACAAAGAATTCATAATCTTTATATTCACCTGGTTTGCTTGGAGTCACATAAGCATTTGGAAGACCATTATTGTTTGATTTGTCAATAATGTTTCCAAGATCGTCGATATTATTGTAACCTGGGAATAAATCATAAGGAACAGAATCAATATTTGCATCATTAGTGTATATTTTATAAAGAACTCTTATATCGGATGATTCATGCCTATATGCACTAAACAGAACTTTGATTGAGTTTGCTGGATTTGATAAATCAACTTTTTTAGTGATATAAACTGCAGAGTTTGGATCTCTTCCCGTTATGGTGACAGAATTATCAGTTGTATAGTCACTTATTGGCATATTTAAGCGATTAGATGTAAACACCATGTTTACTCGATCCAAATCAACGGCAGGAGAAACAAAAGAATTGTTGCTATTGAATTCTAAGTCAAAAGTAAATGATCTATTAGCTGGAAGATTTGTAAGTATTGAATCCTCATTCAGTTTTGAAGCAACGATTCTTGGTGTAGATAAATCATTTGGTTTATCTAAAGAAACTGACTCATAACCCAAATCTACAAATGGGGATTCAACTCCATCAACACTTGTTGCACTAGTAGTTCTGACACTTGCATTCAAACTAGTTCCAGGCAAGATTAGTGTTTGAACGTTTGGAGTAATTGTCTCAAATTGAATGTTCTTAGTGGAAGTAACGGTATCACCGCCAACTTTTTTAGTAGAATTAAAATAAAGTTTTGGATGACCTGCATTTGTTGATCTATCAATTCCGTTTGTAGACGTATCAATTTTTACATAGAAATTATCAAGTTCTCTAGCATTTTCTACTGTTGCATCTCCCAAAGTATGAACTTTATTGATTCTTCTTAAAGAAATTCCATTAAGTTCATACTTGGTTATGTATTCGCCAGCATTATGTAAGAATGAACCACTATTATCAATATTTCTTGATATACCCGTTAGTTCTGATCCGTTAACTCCTGTATAAGAGATAATTTCATTTCCTAATAATGCATATCCTGGATTTGTTGTTCCAACGCCAACGTTTTCAAAAATTTCAAACTTAGAGGTATTTGCAATTGCAATATTTGAGGCAGCGGTTTGATCCACATTTGCAACAATTGTCGTTGGTCTCATATCCGATCTTATATTCGTCAATTTAACGACATTTGACGACGAATACATTCCATGATTTCTATTTCTCACATTCAAATGCAAACCATCATATAAAGAATTTTCAGTAATTGAATCAGCAACAACCCCTGTCAAAACTGTTACTGCACCAGTAGATTGATTTCTATACGTTATAGTAGATGCTGAACCAGTATTGAATATACCTTGAACAGAATCAAGTTCAATTGAATTGATTGCCGAAATAATACCAACACTTAGTCTTGCATTTCTTCCTAGTGTACTACTTCCAAGAGTTGTAATACCTAGTTCATCACCAACCGAATAACCGGTTCCACCATTTGTTATAAAACAGGAAGTTATTCCGCCATTATTTACTGTAACACTAGCAGTAGCATTTTTTCCATATCCCGATAAAGTAGTCAATGAAACATTGGTATATGTTTCAATACCACTGCTTGGAGTATAACCAATACCCGCATTAATAATACCAACCGAATTTCCTAATCCTATGGCACCATATGTGTCTATTACGACTCCAGAAGCTGTAATATTGTTTACTTGGGAGATGTTTATACCTTGTACAACAATTGCTTCTTGAGCAGAACTTAGAGTAGTACCTAATCCAACTATTATTCTCTTTGAAAGAACCTCTACGGGATTTTCTCCAAGTTTTACAATTCCACCATTTCCTAGAGAAAGAATTGGATTATAGAATGTAGCATTTGCTCTAGTATTTGTTGTAAACTGAGCTCTATACATTGTAAATTTGATATCTTCAAACTGACTTGCATCCCATGTGGAACCATTCTGTGACTTGAAGAGAGATCCTAGTAAAGGCTGTTGTGCAATGACCGGACGAGGAGCGTCTGGATTCGTCAAGGAATTTGTTATATCCTCTTCACCCATTCTCGATATCCAAACCCCATAATTTGGAGTATCTGCAAGAAGAACAAATGAGTATTCGGTATTACCTTTCAGATAAACTGGAGACTTGAAGGTGAATTTTGTAGGAATAGATGCATCATCTGAAATATTGACTTCCGATGGCATAAGATCAAGTTCGCTAAATGGAACTACTGAAGTTGTTGGAGTTCCGTCACGCATGGTTCTAATTTGCATGGTGACGGGAAGAACGGTATCTTTCGCTTGGAAAAATACTTCAATTGCAGTTATAAATGCACCTTCAGCAGAATTGATAAAGAATGATTGTGCTAATGGATCCCTAGGAGAACTACAGTTGCTAGTAAATGCTGTTTGTGTTGAACCTAGATTTGCAGTAGCAATTAGATTTCCACCGGCATCAAAATTGTATGATCTTCCACCACCACTGGATCTACCACCTCTAGAACTAGAACTAGAACTACTTCTATAACTTCTTGAGGAAGTACCGCTAATTCTGGTTGAAGTATATAAAGTTCTTGTTGATCCAAGATTTCCAGTTGGAATCAATCTTCCACTAGAATCAAAGTTATAAATTCTTCCTCCACTTCTGTCAGGTGTTCTAGTTCTTCCCTCAAATCCTCTCGTTCCTCCTGCTCTGCGACTTGATGAACTGGATGGAGATGTAGCTCCGCATTCTCTTGGTGCTCCAGGTCTTGTAAGAAGAGCAGCAGTGTTATAAATTAAACCAGCTTCATAATCACCAACTGCTCTAGCATATTCTGTGTATGAACCATATCCATTGTTGACAGCAGTTGTGTATGCGACATAGCGAGCGTCGCAATTAGCAGCGGGTCGTTGTCTTACATTAGTAAGAATTGTATCTTGAGATACTTCACTAATGACAGAACTTGAAGACCCAAGAATTGTCTCTGATGAAGTGGATTGTTGGAATATTGATTTATGAATCGCGGTCGATCTTACTGAAACAATATTTTCTTCAGTGAATTCTAAAACTCCACTTGCAGGGAAAACAGTTTCCGCAGCAGTTGAATTTAGAGATGATATAAAATTGATTGTTGGTAAGGATGTTAGTTTTACAATTTTTGATCCAGTGATAAACTGAGGATTACTTGGTGCCGAGGGATCAGGAATGAATAACGAACCAATTACATTTCCAACTTCATCAGTGATTAGTCTGATATTAGTTACTGTTGCCTGAGCTCCACTAGTTAGACCCTTTAAGACCATTCCTTGTCGTGGATGTCCAAAGTATTCTCCACTAGTGGTAGCGGAAAGAGAAGTAGTATCTACATTCAAAATTGTTGATGTAGATGAATATTCATCTGGTAAAGTAACTACTGAATTGTATGGATTAGAAGAAAATACTGATGTAGGTACATCATATGGACCATCTTTGTGATTTGCATATGCAACTCTAAATTTGAAGGTTGGTAGAATACCTCCAGGTGTAATATCAGTATCTGGAATATCTTTGAGCATTGTTCCAGTTACAGTCTCTCCAACTTGGAAAGTGCCACTGGTCATTTGAATTTCTAATAATTTAGGACAAACATAATCAATCATCCCAACATTATCCAGAACTGGATAGACCTGAGTTCCAGGTCTCATTCTTGTTCCTCTAAACTCAATATTACGAGATCTCATGAAGGTAATATTTGTCCTATTCAGAACTTTATTGCCAACATTTATCTTTTCAATATGAGGTGTTGTTCTTATAGCAACACCCTCTCGTGTTAATTGATGTAATTGAACTTCAGTAGTTGTTCTAACTGTTTGTGTAGTAGTGGTTCTTATATCATCAGTAGTATTGAGTTGCTTTGTTGATGTGATTACCTGAGTCGTATCAGAAGTTCTTGTGTCTCTACCAACAACAGTATCTACCCATGATCCCCATTCAATTTCAGCAAATCCACTTGCTTCATTAATGCCTAATCTCTGAACAGATGCTACGAAATCTGGTCCCTGAGCATCAAATTCATTAGTTTTTATAATCTTTTGATCTACCCAAATATCTGAGGATGGATACAGAGTTAGAGTACCCATCCATTTCGTCACTAAGAACGGGTTTACAGATTCAACTCTTGATGCAAAGATATTCTGCATCAAGATTAGATCTGCATAATTTAGAGTTAGCAAATCTCCAGTTTTTCTAAGATTTGGATCAATTACCTCATCATTGAACCTACTATCTCTAGTTGATGGAACTGATGCGCCTATTCCTGATATAGCAGTTGTTGCTAAAACTAAGTCAAGAGAGGTTGTAAAGTGTGGAGGTCTAAGTTCGTTATTATAAGTATCAATAGAACATGCAAAATCTGGATTTGATTGATCTTGAATAATGTGAGTTTTGAAATTGTCAACAAAAAATCCACTCTTAAATCTATCAAATCCTCTTGCATCTTGTATGGTCAATGCTTCAGTTTCTTTTTCGAGTAAAGAAAGCGCAGTATAATATTCTAAATTGGTAATCCTCGTATCAAGGTTACCAATATCTTTCATTGTGTATCTCTTATGTTCTGCTCTTTTGATTTGAATCGAATCGAGAGAGAAAAGATATGGTGGTAAAGTTATTGTTGCAACTTCTAGATTGCCATCCAAGTCAGCAGGTAATTGTGGACTTTCAGATGGAACTCCTCTGACCACATTGAATTTTCCGTTACTATCAAGATAAATTTTATCAATTCTGCCAAGATAGTACTGATAATTTAGTACAATGTTCTCATCAGATACTAAAATGTTTGAAACCGATTGACCACTTTGAGTAAAATCTCTAGAGGCAAAATCAAAGGGAGATCTGGTGCTACTTGTTGAATAATCACCAACTCTTGGTCTGATGTCTAAAATATCAGTGTTTCTGACTCCTTCAAATGAAGGAATATCGCCTGAATATAGTTCATTATCATAACTTTCTGATGTGAAAATATCTCCGGTATCACTTGATGGAACTTCAAAATTTTGAAATATAATTTTTACTCTTCTCTTTGGTTGAGGTCTGCCTTTTTTGAGAATTATTCTTCCATAATCATAAAAAGATGATCTTTGACCGTTATCTAAGATATAATCATTTGTTACATTTTTATCAGATGGTCCAATATTTGCACAAATGCTTCCAATTTTTGAAACTTCTGCTGAAATGGTTTCTCCCAAAGAAAACACTTTCTCATTCAAATAAACGATTTCAAATTGAGTCGAAGAAAGAGCAGAAACAATTCTTGCAACGGCTTTTGTGCTAGACCCAACAATTTTTTCGCCAAGTATAAAATCAGAAGTTGATTGTGTTGGACCACTAATAGATGTTAATGTTATAGATGGCAAATTTGGATCATTTGAATCATCGGATTCAAATATTCCAAGAATTCTTAAAACATCTGGTTTATTCAACGATATTTCTTTATCTTGTACGCGGGTTCCATAAACATTACTATAAATCAAACCATCTCCAAGAGTAGTTGATCCAATTCCAGAAGACGGATTTGAAGAACGGGATACTATTATTGAAGATACATTTTTGAGTAATTTTTTCTTTTCTACAACTTTATTTTTGTTTAGTACAGCACTAACTCTAATATTGGATTCCGATGCTCTTGATAATCCAGATATAGTAACATTTTTTGCATTTGTTGATACTTGTACTTTATCACTAGTCAAAGGTTCTATGGTTCCGTCGCGGTATGCAACATGATATCTTTCTTCATCGAATGGCAGATAATATTCATTATCTACTGCTGTTGGTAAAGAGAGAGCACTAGACGCAGAAGAAACATTAGTAAAAAACTTTTTAATAATTAAGTCTGAAGATCCCAAATCAACGCTGTCAATGTTGTTTTGATTTAATCTAGTAAATAGAGAATTATCTTCAACGTTGATTAGATTGCCAGAGACAACCTCTAAGTTTGTAATTGTTTGACTAGTAGTTGGAGCAGATCCATCAACTACATTTGTTACCGTTTGAATTCCTGCTAGAGTTATACTAGTTCCGCCAGATCCAATACTTTCAACTTTTAGAACAATAGGAGATACAACGTCAATGGCATTGAATCTAACAAGATCATTTGTAGTAATAATACCGACAAAGGTTCCTTGTGGAGCAGATATAGTACTTACGCCAGGGTTTCCACTTCTAGCAGTTATCGTGAATGGATTCGAAAATCTACTTTTAGTGGTCAGTTTTAGATCAGCGTTGAATGTAGAAACACCTACAGTTGTTCCCTGATATATTGATTTGACGTTTGATATATCATAATTTGTGCTTATTGATACTGTTGTATTATAATCAATTCCATCAATTACTAGTTTTTCCCCTCTATTAAACGTTCCTCTAACTTGCCTTAGATTGAAGGTTGAAATTCCAGATGCATCTTCAACAACAAAACCAGAAGCACCACTATACTTTCCTTCAACAAATGCTCCTGATCTTAATGAAGCAAAAGGTTGAGTTACTTCTAGTTTTGTATAAGGGGAAATGTCAAAAAGTCTTAGTGTATATTCTGATTCTGGACCTACAAATACTTGAGATTCTAAGTTATAATCATAAATTCTGCATTCACCAATAGCATTACCTGACGGAGCAGTTGATGCTACTCCAACTCTTTGATCTCTGAGAGTGGCAGCAATCGTAGTTCCAAATCCTACGACAGGAGAACCATGAATATTATTGATGACAATTTTTGGACCCACAGAGAGAGGAACTGCTTCTGCAAATACTTGTCTTGTCGTTCTTGGTTTTTCAATGTCAATTACAGTATCTGTTTGTTTATTAACTTCAAAACCTCTAACATATGCTTTTCCTGAGGAAATAACATACTCCATCAAAGAATCTGATGGAGTATTGCCTTGATATGTGAAATCTCCTTGATTGTAAATACCGTCATTACCAAGGTAATTATTTAAAGTATTTTTTACTGATATATCAAATGATTTGATGTAATAATCGCCAGATTCATCATAAGTTCTTCTAGCAAATTCTGCCTTGATATAATTATAATCAGTGTTTTCAACAAACGTTTCTATTTCACCATTTTGTATTCTCATCAATTCAACAAAACTTGGATCATCATTATCAATGATGAGTTTTGAAACCAAAGATGCTGTAATTTTTAATCTATCCGCTCCTGGAGCAGAATAATTACTAAAACCTTGTGCATTGTCGTTTAGAGACGGATCTTCATCTGCGTTTATTATTTCTTCTTGAATGGATAAACCTACCTTTACAGTTGGTGTTGGGGAATACTGCGAAAGAATGATTGTTTGAGGATTAATAGTTACAAAATTTCCCCTCAAAAAATAAACACCAGATTGAATATTAGCTGCGGACCCTTGAACGTTTGATTCAACAGAAATAGCATTAGCAAATCCTTGATTTGCTGAAATTGTTGTGTTACCGTAAGAAAGAGTTTCTAATAAAATTAAAGTTTCGCCGTCTTGAAATGTTCCAGTTACAAAATCAGATCCAGATTTAACAACATTAAAGTATAGCGTAAACAAAGTTCTCTCAGATTCTGTATCCGAAAGAACATATTCAACTCTTGCTTCTACACCAGAATTTTGACCTCTTATAGTTTTTCCAATCAGTTGAGATGCATATAGTGAAACTGGAATCCCAAGATATGAAGACTCTATACAAACTCCAGGAAAAACATCAAGATATGATAGTTGCCCAGGAATTACTTTAGATCCTTCTTTGAAAAAATGCGTGCCAAATTTTTCAATTTGATCTTGAAGTATTGACTGTAAACCAGTCAGTTCTCTTGCTTGTACAGGAGTTCCTGGTTTAAAAAGAATTCTATGGAAATTTTTTGCTGGATCAAAATCATCATGATATGGAGAAATGTTGAGATTGGTTTCCTGTGGCATTTTCTTAGAATTCTAAAACAATTTTAATATCTTCTTTTTGATTTGAGGATCTCAATACAGACGGTCTGTTATCAATGTAAATGATTTCACCGCTCTGTCTTTGAACTTCTGGATTTGATATTCCCTTATCAAAAGTTTGCCCTAGGTAATAGGTCTTACTATTTAGAACGGTAGAGACACCACTAAATGAAGTGTCTATAGCAACCGTAGCATTTCCACCATTGATATTAAATGATCCTGTTCCATTATGAGTATTTTGGAACCTTAGTAATTTGTAACCATATAAAGGCGGTGTTCCAACAGTTGCTGAAGTTGCTACTTGATTATCTTGCCAATACTTTATAACTCCAGTCGTAGAGTCCCAAGAAACAACTCTACCAATGGCAGTAGAACCAATACCGATTGTTTGAGTTATAATATCATCCGGATTAAAAACAATATTAGACAAATTACTTGCCGTAACTTTTAGAGCATAGACACCACTAGCTTTGCTTGCGGTCAATGTAGATGTTGAATTATAAACCAAAGGATCTTTTACAATTCCAATTCTAGCAAATTCATTACCAGTTATAAAGTCAGGGTTAGTATCATCATTTTCTAAACGAGAATACACCATAACTTTACGAGCTCCAAGTTCATGGTATATGTTGCTTCCATGCCCCCCAATAGGAGGTATAATTACATTTGTTGCAGCATCAGTGCTGGAAGATGAATTAGTAATACCAGAACCGTCTAGATCTAAAGTTCCAAAGGAATATCCAGATCCACCATTAGATATATCAACTGATTCAATTTTTCCTTCGGCGTTTACAGTTACACTTGCTTTTGCTCCTTCTCCGTCACCCAAAATACTAACATTTGAATATGTAGTTGCAGTTCCATATCCAGAACCACGATTCGTTATCGTGACAATTTTTAATTGTCCACTAGTCGCAGCATTGTCTCTAACTGCAGCATTATCAGAAGAAGTTGACCAATTTTCTGGAATGGGTATAAAATTAGTAGATTCAAATCTTAAAATGTCCGTTGGAGTTAATGTGTAAAGATATTTCCAAACATATCCATCACCACTGCTTCCTGCAGCTCTTGGTTCTAAATCTGTAAATAGTGGTTCATCCAGTGAAGGTTTTCCAGTTGGATTTTCTGGAGAAATGCCATTATCCAAGCAAACATAAACTCTATAGTCTCTGTTGAGGACATAATATTTTGCACTATAAAGATTAGTTGCACTTGATACAGGGGCAAGATTGTTTCTACTATAATCTTGCCTATACATATCATACTTTTCACCAGAAGTCCAAATATATTTGTCAATAACTCTTCTAACATCAGAAGAATTAATTCTTTTCATTGCAATGATTGAGTCCCAATATCTGTTGGAGTCTTCAAAAGAATCAACTGGTGCTGGAGGACTTGTGTTCCAAGTCGGACTTATATTAGTTGCATTTGGCAAACCAATCCAAACGTAATAAGAACTGGTAGTGGAAGCAATACCAGATCTAAAGTTACTTGCATTTAGAATACGAAGCTGTTCAGTTATAATGGCAGACATTTGGACTTTTTTCTAGTTATTTATGTTAGGTATCCAACCGATTTTAGAGGAGTTCGTCTTACAACAACAGGAGATGTTGAAATTCCCAATAATCCATTGTTCAAAATCGGAGTAAATGTTTTTGCAATACCAGATCTGGTAAAGTTTCTAAGTTTACCCCAACTATATTGACCATAAAAATCACTATATCCAATTCCAGATAGTCCATTATAACTAGAAACGCTGACCGTAACTTTTGCAACATAAGTTGTACCAAATCCAACTGCATCTGTCGTCGCTACTGAAACTGAAATCGCTTCATAAACATTATCTAAGAATGAAGTGCCAATTCCATACACCGAACCAGAAAGATCTAAAGATGTGACGCCATTTCCTACATTGGAATCATAAACAACGAATGGGAATCCAGATGCAATGTTAGAAATTGTCTGTATTCCAGATGGTCCAACATAAGCAGAACTTCTTAGAGGTGAATCCGCAGGTATTAGTAAGTCAAATACAAGTCCTGTTGATGCTAAACCAACTGAAGTAGTCGCTACGCCAGTTATTATTCCAAAGTCTCCAGAATAATTGACATTGTATATGACTTCTTTGTCAAATTTTGGTTGTTCAATCAATACTACTGGAGGATTTGTAAAAGTATATGCAGATCCAGGAGAACTAAGAGAAATAGATCCTAAACCATCTCCACTCAAAGTTGCCGTAGCGTTTGCTCTCATTGTTGAACCAAACCCAACAGGATTTGCTACTATGACTGAAGGAGCAATTGTATATCCAATTCCAGGATATGTAATTGATATTGAAGAAATTGTTCCTAGTCCAGATACTATTGCTGTTGCACTAGCACCAACAAAATCTCTCTGATCATAAATCTCTATAATCTGTTTGCTATCATCAATAGACTCATTGTACGAGTCAAATAAAGGTATAACATTTTGCACCCAAATTTCGGTTGATCCAAGTCCTACTGATTTTATAATAGTGCTGTTAGGTATGATATTTGCTTCATATAAAATACGATCTTTTGTAACTATGTTTCCATCAATAATAAGATCTTCTTGTTGTTTGCACCAAGTCATTGGTCTTTGAATTGTACCATCAGTGGTCAGACCAGCATTAGTATATGGAGATGTTGTAAAATTGTCAGCAGTCAAAATTCCTACAACGCTTCTTTCACTTTGATCAAAATTAGATCTATAGAAATTACCATTTCCAATTCTAACTTTATCTCCAACTTTAATTGTTTCAAGAATATCTCTTGAAATAACATCAACATTTCCTGTTCCCTTATAGAATAAGATTGAACAAGTATCACCAACTTTCGGAGCTTCAGAAAAAGTGATATTTGAACCACCAGGGAATATATATGATTTACCAGGTTCTTGTAACACATTGTTCAAAAATACAATGATTGTTTGCTCTACATCAATAAGAGAACCTTTTTTTGCTCTGATAGTAAATTGTTTGTTTTCTTTTTTCAAGACAAAAACTTTTTGAACACCATCAAATTGAGTATCAAGATTATCTAAAACATCTAGATCACCAAATCTCCAAGCAGTAAACTTATCAAACGATACCGTGTTCACAAACAATCTAAAGTCGCTAAATCCCGCACCAACTGTCGGATCTGTAGGTATGCCTGTCAATCCTCCAGAAGGAATTGTTAGTGTTTCACCTGCTCTATATCCATAACCAGAATTTGTCACCTCAAAATTCAGTACACTTGAACCAGAAGAAACCTGAATGTCAACAATTGCATTCGTTCCTAGTCCAGCGCCAGTAGAACTTGGATGATAAATTAGAGGAATATTTGAATATGGAATCGGAGCATCAATTACAACAATTGGAGGATTTGTAAATGTGTATCCAATACCAGGATTAGTTACACTAACCCCAACAATGTGACCATTTGAAATAGACGCAGTTCCTATGGAAACTATATCTACAGCATCAAGATCTGCGGTTCTAACACCAACATTTACTGTTATTTGTTGTACCACCCCATTCAAAGTTGAGATACCAGATCTATATCCAGAACCACTATTTCCAATACTGACAGAAATAATAGTACCAAATCCAGATATAATCGCTGTTCCTCCAGCTTGAACCAGTGGTTGATAACCAAATCCTTGAGATGATCCAAGAGATGCTAAAACTCCTCCAACAGGAACAGTTCCTGTTCTTACGTCGTTTCTAACAGAGGCACCATATCCACTAAAAACGATTGAAGTTATACCAACATTTTCTACTAAGGCAAAATCATTTATTCGTGAACTTTGAGATGGTATTTGTGCAATGTCATTTATCAGAATCAAGGCATGTGAAGTACTGAATCCAGATACATTATTTCCCTCTTGCTTTAGAGTAAATGTTTTTCCAACACCAGTAAGGTCTGGAGAAATAGAATCAAAAATATAATTGGTTGCATACGTATGTGTTGAAGCACCAACTACTCCATTCCTAATGAAAACTCTTCCTTGGAATGTAGAACTTGTTTGTAATCCGGTCCAATATATTTCATCGGGATCATTAACATTTACAATCGGTTGTGTGCCATTTGGAGCAGTGTAAAAATTAATCGTATTATCAATAATATTATAAGAACCTTCATATTTTTCAACTACTGCTCCAGATGGATGAGTTGAAAATCCTGTACCCATCCAACCTCTTTGTACAACAAAAACATTTGTACTACCAAATCCAACTTGTTTTATTGTCACGAACTCATCTTCCACTTTGAGAAGATCGCCACCATAGAATGATGTAATTCCAGACAATCTCATCAATTCACCACCAAAACTCATTTCCTCTATTAGAGTATGAGTAATATTTGCAGGAATTACTGGATCTTGAATGTTGTTATCTAGTGCTACTATGCATTTTGAATTTTGGTCTTGAGATATAAATGAGTGTGATGTGCCTATGCCAACGCTGGTTAGATTTAGATAATTGCCAATATTTGATACTAATGAGTCTTGAGCAGAAGCTGCGACTCTTATTGACTTGTCATCAACCTTAATTGCATAAACATATTCTGGCAGTTTATCAGTAGATCCATAACCAGATATAGTAGTAGTTCCAATACCAATTGAAGATGTGCTGCCAGTTCCTAAAGGAACATATCGCAGTCTTTCTCCAGAAGTAAAGAAGTGATTTGGAATGTATATTAAATTTTCTGTAACATCAACAATTGTCGGACTTGACGCATCGAAAGATTTAGCAAAAATTGGATCACCACCATGAAATAGACCGAATGCTCTGAGAACGTCTGATTGAGTTCCAGTGTAAGTTCCTTCTACAGATTCTATAGAACTATCATTCAAACTAACCAAGGTAATTTCATCAACACCACCTTTTGTATGAGCAGCAGTATTCAAAAATGTTTTAACTATTGTTCTTGTAGATGCTGGGGGTGTGTAAACAATGTTTCTCAAACTACTTCCACTGATAACACCAAATGTGCCTATTCCACTGTGAACGTTGTCACTATCATCATCAACGGATCCAAATAAAGTTTGATAGGAAAGTGTGCCTGTATCTGCCAAATAGAGAGATTCAAAAAATTCATATCTATTGTTAGTTACATCATAAACTTGAATAATTCCATAAGCAGCATCTTCATCTGGATGAACCCCAAAACTTGCTATTGTAGTAATTCCTGGGGATGATGATGCTGGGATATCAGTATATCGTGCTATCAAATCTCCATTTGTCAAATTAGTTGTATCGACTCCTACCGTTGAAACTCCAGCATGAAACTTTGTAACGAGCATGTGGAAAGTTAACGCAGATCCAACGGTAGAGATGCCGGTAGGAGTAAAGTTGAGATAAAGTACATTACTAGAAATATTCGCTCCAAAAGTACCTATTGAAGGTCCAGGAATTGTTGTTAAATCATTATCAGTAATATGTCCATACTCTACTCCATACACGTTACTATTGTTATGAACTAAATTCATATTCAGAACTTCATGTCTATTGCCATGTTCAACTTCTATTATCAGTTTTGCAGATTCATAATTTGTTGTAGAGAATCCAAGTATGTTTACTGCGGTCGTTATTCCAGAAGGAATAGTTGTTCCTCTAGATTCAACACTGACAATATCCCCAACTGTATGAACACCTACTAAAGTAGCGATACCAACAGATGAATGTGGTGATCTATCAATGTTATAAACCAAACCATGAATATCATAATCATTGAATTCATATTTTTCTGGATAGAATAATAATTGACCTTCACTACCAATTTGTTGATAATCAAAATAACCATTGAGTTGAGTTTGCACATCACCATATTCTTGAACGAAACCATTTCCTTGGTTATCAATCAAAAGTTCAACGATCGCCATTTGTCTTTCATCAACAAATTGGGTATCATTTGCCATTATCAAATATTTTCTAAATCTAGAACCTACTAGTGGAAATCTATCAATAACAGAATATCTTTCTGCTCTAGGAGTATTATTAAAAGAGTTGCTTATATCATCAATACTCAAAACTCTATTACCAACTGATTCTTCATAATCTGTGATAGGTACATTTCTGAGCAAAATTTCATCAGAGAATGTTATTCCACTAATTTCTTTGGATTTTTCTGAAACCAAATCAAAATCAAATACACAATACGTTTCAACTTCCGAAATCAAATCTATAATTGATTCAACATCATTACTGTTTATTTGTGGAGTAATATCAAACTCAGGATTAGATTCAATCGTAAGATCAGAGAACTTTTTAAATCCTGAAGTGTGATTCAAAGAAGAAACAACATCATTCCAGGTATCGTATGCAATTTTTGATTTAAGTGAATATGAGAAATATTGATAATAATCACTATCAATTAGTCGTTGTTCATTGACACTCAATTTGCCAGAGTCTTTTCTCCAACCTTTCACAACTAATGGAGATGCATCAATGTTGAAATAAGAATCTACGTTTATTTTTGATACAATTGTAGCAAGAGATCCAGATCCTTTACCTCTGACTTTATCTCCAACAGCAAATTCTTTTTTACTGTTTACTTTTAATATTTTATTTGTTTTGTCCCAACTCGAAACAACTCCTTCGACAGATTCAGATCCAGAAATAGTTACAAGTTCTTCACCAACAGAAAAATCATTTTTTATTAGTTTAGGATCAAATACTGGAAAGCTTGAATATGGAATCATTCTTCCATATGATTTGGTGGTTGAATACGTACCTGGATCACTGACATTAGAATGAAGTTTATATGTTGCAGATCCTATTCCACCAATGTTTGCATTTACTGAAGTTAACTCAAAGAATGTATAATTATAATCACTTGAATTGTATCCAGAACCTTCCGATGCAATACCAATATTTTCCACAAATACTCTATCACCAGCAGAAAATGGAAAAGAGTTTTGTGTTGAAAAACCTACAGAAAATTGTACCGTAACTTCTTTTGTAATTGTATTAAATCCAACCGTGCTTATACCAACTCCGTTAGAATTATTTACTGTAATAATGGTTGGTTTTGTATCAGACAAAGATTTTGTATTTCTTGTAACATCAACTCTGGTAATAGTTCCATTTTTTATTTTAGGAACTAAGGTAACATCTTGAATTACAGTATTTGTAATAGGATCAAGAACAACAAGATTTGGTGGAACCAAAAAGTCTCTTCCTCCAGTTATAATTCCAACAGATTCAAAAGAATTCAATGATTCTACTTCTAAAATTTCTGGAGCATTAGCAATAATTTTGAATGTTGGATCCGATGGATAATTATACCCCGTGTCTCTAGTGGAAATCTTGGTAACTCTACCCATATTTCCAGACAATCTAACAATTCCATTGATTCCATTTTGTGTTGATATGGAATTAATCCCTGGTAGTGATAGATATCCAGATCCAGATCTTTTTACCTCTACAGATTCTATAGGACCAGCAGCGGTAATAGAGTCAGTAACATAATAAAAAGTACCATCAGAACTTGCGTATGATACTGATTCTGGATTTTGATTCAAAAGATATCTAAATGTGGTTGATCCAATTCCCGTTGGATATTGAACAGCATTATAAACGCTGGGAATTACATCAATCGTATTTGCAAATGATTGCTCTTCATCAATAAAAATTTCTGACTTTGATGATGGTATTACATCAATATTTACTGGGGTAAATTTATAATAAAGTTTTGGAGGAGTCAGATCATTTGTAGATATATTTACAGCAGCTGGATCTGTTGTTCCTACTGTGCCAATGGCAACAACTTCAAACTGCTTATTTGTTTTCGAACTTATGTACTCTTCCCTAAAGGAGTTATCTTTATAAAATTCAAGTTTAAACGCTGGATACGTAGTTCCAACTGAAGTTGCAGATAAGGATCTATCCGTCACCGCAAAAGAAACAAGATTTCCGCGATATACATTTACATGTGGGTTTACTTTTGAAATAAAATGTTCTCCACTGCCGATACTTGATATTCTTATTGGAGTTGGATTTGGTGAATATGAGAATATTTTTTGATTAGACAACTTAATATTGTTAGAGTCAATAACAATGACATAATACATCTCATTATTAACTAATCCATTTGGAGCAGATCCATTAGTGGTAAATATAATTTTTTGGGATTGCTCTAAACCATGATTTGAAATATTGATAGTATTAGTTACAGTGTTGATTCCAGATGGTTCGAATTTTTTTCTATCAAAAACAATTCTTCTATTGAAATCATTATATTGAACAAAAACTCTCTGCTCTTTATTTGGTTTAGAAATAATTGCAATTTGATCTTTGAAAGTTAATCCATGATTTTCGCTTGTAGTCAATATTGATTCATACACTGCTGCGTTGGCAGTAATAGAGTTTGTTTGTAGTGTTAAACTATGTGTTACTCCACTACCAACAGAGACAAACAATAGTTTTGTTGATGTTGAACCTAAACCAACATAAGTTCCAGTAGAACCTATACCAATTTTAGTTGTGCTTAGTCCAACCAAATTTTCTGATTCTTTTATTGCATAAACTTTTGATTGATTTTCAAGATCAAATTCATTTATACCATTCCAAACTCTAAGGGACGATCCCCCTCCATTTGAATAAACTAACTCATCTCCAGTTTCAAAACTATGATTGGAGATCAAAATAGAACCCAAAGGAACAATTTTTGAAGTAAATGCAATTCCAGATTCATATTGATTATTTTGTAGAAGATTTGGAGGAGCAATGTTATTCAATGGATGATATGAAATCGTTGTTCCAATTCCAACACTTGTTGCAGTCCCAAGAGCAACAACTTCTGAAGGATTAAAATATCTTTGTAGTTTTGGTGGATTTGAAGTAAAAGTTGAAAAACCTACTGGAAAACTGAAAGTACTTTGATATTCTAGTACAAGAGTTCTAAAACTATATGAAGTCCCTACAGTGCCATCATAATTTCTTTGAACTCGAACTAATTGATTTTGCGGATCAATGTTTAGAACTTTTAATTTTTCTAAGTTTTCTGCACTAAGTCCAATTCCAATAATAGTATTTTCTCTAAAATAGAGAGGGTCGTATGAACCAATCAAACTAATTGTAGTTGTTAAACCAGTTGTAGATGGAGATTCAAGATTATCCCCCAAATACCATGATCTTTGAGGATTACTAATTATTTTATTGCCATTTAAGTTTGAATAACTATGTGTTGATAAACCAGATATTATAATACTGTTTTTATTTTCAAAATGATGTGGTGATGTGCAATAACCTATTGCTAAACCACCGCTTACATATAATTCAAGATTTTCTGTTGATATAGTTGATGATGCCAAAGATACAATATTTTTTCCACGAACAGATTTAATTTGAGCAGTGGTTGATCTTCCATAAAGAGGAGAACCCTCAATAACTAAACGATCTCCTGGTTTATAACTAGATCCAGCAGATACTACATTAAATCCGGTAACAGATCCTTTTGAAGTTGATGTTATTTCCGTAACTTGCCTTGGATCTGCAGTGGAATCATTAATGTATTCACTGTATCCGAAATTTCTACTTGTTTTTGTTGGTCGGGTATTTCTAAAAAGTAAGTCATAGTTATAATCAACCTGATTGATATTTCTGTCAAAGTTAAATGAATCTGGTTTTCCTTTGAAAGAATCCCCGATTACATAAGGAAACTGTGGTAATTTATAATTTTTGAATGCTCCAGATCCTTCAGATGGTCCAGAATTTATCGTGGTATAATACGCATATGTGCCAAAAGGATAATCTGGAGTTTTTGCAAATCTTCCATTTTTTTCGTCTAAATCACCATTACCAGCGAATACATAATCTTCAATAAAATACCCGTTTGAGAATCCAGGAGGTCTTTCAGAACTAGGAATTAGGTCATATCCAGATCTAATTTCACGAACAGATCCTCCTCTAGGAGTATCATATGCAAATGGACCATAAATTGGATGTCCATCAAAAGCCCAACCAATAATTGGAGAGTGATATTCTGAAGATACCTCAACATTGTTGATTTTTCTTAAATCAACAGAATCTGCTCCATATTTTGTTTCTCCATCTTCACTCTTTGCATATATCAGTTCTCTAAGTGCTCTAGGAGCAGTCATTGCAGCATAACTACCGCGAGAATACTGATTTTTACTCTCTGTTAGGATTCCATCATCAACACTAAGATTATTTTTATATCTCTCAAAATTATTAATAGTCCATTTACGAATTTTTGCTCTTGCCTTTGCTCCTTGACCAGTTGGAATAACATCGATAAAGGTAGTGAAAGTAGTAAATCCACTACCTCCATCATTAATTTGTATCGATGTAATAGATCCATTGTGAACAATTGGAGTCAATGATGCATTTGAACCAGAACCAGAAATTTTCAACTCTGGTTGTGCTACATATCCAGATCCACCATTGATAACAAAAACTTCTTTAATTTGTCCACTTGATATGATTGGTTTTAGTTGAGCTCCAGAACCACTATCAAATAAAATTAGAGGTTGTCTTTCAAAATTAATTACATCGGAACACCCATATCCGACTCCAGTTTTTTCTAGGTTTATTTTTTGAACATACCCTCTAAATTTTGGTTTTACTGTTGGTTGGAATATTAAATTATTTGTGGTTTCAATTCCAACATTACCACTAATTTGAACAACAATTGGAGGATAGTTGAATATGTGAGTTCCTCCAACTCCGACATTCTTGAAATCAACAAAAATTTGATTTTTATAGTTATAATCAGAAATTGTTGTTCCAATTCCTGCTGCAGATAGTTTGAAATTACTATCATCTAGTTTATAGACATAATATTGCTGATCGGTGGTCAACCCAGAAATCGACACACCTTCATATTTGTATTCTATTAGATCTCCACTGGAAAAACCATGATTATTATAAGTAATTTGATTTTTGCTAGAACTAATACCAGATGAAGAAATTCTAATAGGATTATTAGTGTAACCAAATCCTTTATCAGATATTGTTATTGATGATAATACATTTTTTAATTCAACGGTTGTAAAGTATTGATTTCCTTGTCCAAAATCAGTGATATTAATTGTGTTTATTCCAGATAAAGCATCAGATTTTCTGGTGTGTAATTTTATCTGACTCAATCCTATTGTTGACACATAATATACTGAATTATCTACTAAGTTAGCATCTCTGATAACAGAAGATTGATGCGTCCCAATTCCGATTGGAGTTTGCGAATTTGAACTGTAAACAATCGCGTCACCATTTCTAAATCTATGATATGTGGAAAATCCAATGGTATTTGTAGACGTTGAAATAAATCCTGACCCTACACTTGTATTTGTAAAGGCAATAAGTTTTTCTTTTCTAGTATTTGCTTTAGCTACTGCTCCAAAACCATTTCCACCAGTTATGGTGATGATAGGATTTGTGACAAAATCCGATCCCCCATCTAAAACTTCAATTGCTTCTAACTGCCCAACAACCGTCGCCGTTGCGGTTGCACCAGATCCAACAGAATCCTGTATAATTATCTTTGGAGGATTGATTACGTCATAATTACTTCCACCCGCAGTTACATCAATATTAGTAATGCTGCCGTAATAACAAAAATCTTGAGACTTATAACTTAAGATATCTACACCGTTAATAAAAACTCCAACTATTCCTGGAGAAACTTCATGATACTTTGAAGTTTCTGTAATTTCAAATGGAATTTTTCTAATGCCATAAGAAGAATCTAAAGAATTTTCATATGACTTTATTGGATAAATTTGCTGAAAACTAGCAATACCAGATACATTTACAAATTTATTTTCAAATAACTCCGATCTTGAAGGAGACAATTTAATATTATCGGGGTCAACTGATTTTACAAAATAAGTTCCTTCTCTAAGATCACCTAAAGTTCTTTCTGTCGTAATTGCTATCGGTTCTCCATATCCTCCAACTAATTCAACAAATTTATCTGGAATATAATAAACTTCATCTCCAGTTATGAAACTATGATTTGGAGCAGGGATGGTATCGCCAGAAATTACAATTCCATTTCCAGTCCCACCATCACTTATATTTACGACTCCGGTTCTGACATTGATTGGATCTCTGTATGATGGAAGTGAATGAGAAGTAATGTAAACTGAGTCATTGACATCATAAAACGATTTGACAACGTTAGCAGGAAGTTCTGAAACAGTATTATTTTGAGAATATACTTTTGTCAATATTCTCTTAACATTTCCTTTGTTAAGTGGGTTGAACCCATTCAAACCAGATACGTCAAAGGAATAATCTGAAATAATTTTATTAACAATACCAGTAGTAACATATCCATTTGGACTAATTGTTTTTATTGTATCCCCGACGTTTAGAGTATGCTTTTCGTAAGTTTCTAATTGAAAAAGAGAAATAATATTTGGATTTTGTCCTAATTGGTTAGAACTTAATATTCTTGCATTTTTGATAACAAATGTTGAAGATTCATTAGATATGAGGGAATCTGTAATAACATTATCTTTATCATATCCAAGAGACTGTAATCGTATGATATCATTTTTTACAAAGTATGGCGTATCAATATCTGTAGCTTTTATAGTATAATCACCAATACTTCCTTTGATTCTAAAAGAAATTTCATTTCCTTCAGAATCGTATCCATATGAAAGATTATTTTGGAATACTTCTTGGGTATCACTAATTTGATCTAATATTCCGTTTACATTCAAAAATTGAGATATATTTTTTGACGAATAAGTAACTATTCCAACACTTCCATTGGAATATGTTACATACAATTCACCAGTTTTTGCAAATCCAATTGTCGATTCTACATTTATAAATGTAGAACCAGATGAAACATTATCAATTACTTTAGTTTGAGGATCAACTACAAACTTTCCATACAAAGAACCATATGTTACAATATCTTTATCTTCGTTGTAATCAACGTTGATTCGATAAAACTCTTTTCCATCTCTTTTGATATTTTCTACATCGACAACAGATCCATAGGCAATAATATTGCCATTTGAATTTTCTTGATATATTGTTTTTGTGGATAAATCTCCTATATTACCAATAATTGGTTCAACATTCAATTGCAAAACTCTTTGGTATCCTGCATCAGATGGAGTAAAAAGATTTTCTTGTGGTTTTAGTACCTTTACTCTTTCATCATATAATGCATTGAAAAGAATTTCAAAAGAATTTTCTGTTCCTTTAGATGTATAAAAATCTTTTGACTGCCTAATAAAATTGGCAACATTAAGTTTTTTATTCAGTTCTCTGTCTTCAAATCCGGGCAAAAATTGAGTTTTTAATTTTTTGAAGAATTCTTTCAAAAATAACGAGGAGAGATTTATTACTTTAGTCTCATTTATATGATCATCTGCTAGAGATGATTCAAATATCAACTCATCTGGACCATTCAATCCCCTATAACTTGTAATCCCACTAAAACCTCTAATGCATCCAGTAAAAGAAGTGTTTGTTTTTCCAGTGTAAGAAATAATTTCATTATCAATTTTTAGCAAACCATATGAATCTGGCCAACCATTAGTGGATAAAACATTAACAGTAATGTCTGTAGAGTTTGCGTCAGAAGTAAGAGTTGTATAATCAACAATAGAAGTATATGTGCCAACTTTTACATATTGATCTATGTTATCAAGTATGTCTATTGATCCACCTTGATACTCTGTTGATTTGTAATATGTTTTTAGAAAATCTCCTAATCTTTGATTTTCTGAGTTGACAAAATCTGGCAGTTGCTGCTCGATTACTGTTTGGATTTTTACTCTTTTTTCTAACATTTTATCTCGTTATCGATCCATTAGTAAAACTTGATGAAACTGAGTAGTTATATCCAGACTTGTCAGAACCTGATGAAATAGTATCTGGAACAACATTTATAACACTCTTACTTATATCTAGTTGCAAAAATAAATCCTGTAATCCAATCACATCATTTGATTCTGGCACTGCTTGAATTTCAATTATTGAGATATCAGAATCAATGATTGAAGTGTTTACAATTCTAATTGGAGATAATAAAATCTCTCCCTTTTCATAATTTACGGTTCCAACATTTCTTCTGACAATAGATCCTTCTGTATCAGAAACTTTTCTGATTAAATTAATAATACCCGTTTTCAAATCAGAATTTGGAACATCTGTTAGAAAAACTTCGCCAGTGTAACCGTCTAAGAAAAATCCCGTGGTTTTTATATTGTAACCCTGTACGTTGACATGAAATTTATTTCCAAAGCAAATTTCATAATCTGCAAATGAATTCAAAACAGGTCTCAAGTTACGACGCATTACAACTTTAGTAATGTTCGAAGTAATAGCAGAACTTGTATTATCAATTATACTCAACAATTTACTATATTTGAGTCTTGAACCAAATTTATTAAGATCTGTAGAATCTGCATATGTTTGTAAAGACTCTGAGACTTGAGTTTTGATGTAACTAGCACCTTCAGATTTGTTAGTGTTGTAATAAACATTTGAATTGATTTCTATGAATAAGTAGTTCAAATCAATAATCTTTGGCATTATGCCAGCAACAGAGTAACTTTTCAGTTTTTGCTCTATATCAAATTTAATAAAATTTGATAGATAATTGCCATTCTTTGGTTTGACGCCAATAAAAACTCTTCCGTATTGTGGAGGAGATAAAGTTTCTCCACCAAAAACAACGGATGATTCTGTTTCTGGAAAAACTTTTTTAATTATGGATTCATAATCAGTCGCAGTTACTGCTCTATTTTGAGCAGCGTAGTTCTTAGGAGCATAATTGCGAATCGAATCCACAGATTCAATCTCACCGCCACCTGTTGACTCTTGAGTAAGAGAAATATCTGATACGCCAGTGGTTACGACTCGATCATTATTGTCAACTAATCGACCAGCAAAAGTGAAGTTTCTAATTCCATTCGCTTGAGATCCATTAGTTATGATATACGTTGCTGTAATATAGTTATTATTTTCTAGTCTATTTCCAAAAACACCATCTCCGAAAAGAATTTCATATCTTTCATCGGCAACTTCTTGTAATAGATAGATTTTGGAATCTGGTCCAACATCGATGATGCTATCTACAAATTCATATTTTACTGAAGAAATTGCATAATCAAAATCTTTTACTTTTACAATCAATGTAGAAGTATCAACATTTGAATTTGGTATGATAAATTTTTGATTCAGTTGAGATGTATTCACCGTAAAATTATTTTCTAAGTAAGTGCCTTCATAAATTTCAATATCATTGAAGAATGCAAGGTTATCAATGATATTAACAGTGATATCTTCGGGAATGCAGAACGTATAGTTAGACCCTCCAAAACTGTCTGAGACCGCCACCAGACCCGCTCTAAGGGTCAATGTGTTAGGATTGGTGGTAAGAGACGATGTATCAACAAAAAAACTTACAGTTGCTTTTGATGCTTTTTTTGAAGATGGTAAATATCCAATATTTCTTGCAAGTGCTACAATGTTTTCTCTAAGAGTGGCACTATCGATAAATCCTTCATTTGCCAACATATTGGCATTGTATGAAGAAATATATGTGTTATATGCTAAAACGTCAATTAGAACAGAGAAATTTGATCCCTCAAAATCAAAATCTGTGAAATTAGAATTTGAACGCAGATAATCTTTTATCTGCGTTTTTATTTGATCAAAGTCTAGGTCTGAAAACTTTGTAAGTGGCATTATCTTGTTGCCTGAAGAATGAAGTCTATTGCTTGTGGATTATTTGGTTGCCCAACAATGTAGTACGAAATCAAAACATTATATGCATTGTCATCGTATACTGGAGTCACTTCTACCGTATTCAAATATACTCTTGGTTCATAATTGTTGATCGTTGTTTCAATTTCCGATCTTATGACACTTGCAGTACCAATATCTAGAAGTTCAAATAAACTTCCACTAATTCTTGAACCAATATTAGGTTCAAAGAATCTTTCACCCAAGTTTGTGAGTACTAAATTACGAATCGAACGAGAAATTGCAGTCTCGTTCGTCAAAACAGTGACATCATTTGTAATAGGATGCCTCTGGAATGCTAGAGAAATGTCTTTGAATGACTTTGAAATAGCTTGAGGCACTATTTTTCAAAAAATATCTAACTTATTTAGAGTGGTTTGTCCAGGTTTCATCATGAGGAATGGGTTCAGTACCATAATCCCAGTCGTCATAATCTTCATCGTTACGAATTTCTTCTCTAGAACCATAGAAACTGTAACCATGACTAAAATGACTGCCCTCTAGAGGTTTCATAGGCACTTCAAGTGCCTTAATTTTCTCTTCCCAACCATATTCACTTGATAAAAATTGAGTTCCCCACTCTTTTTTCATGTAATTTTCGTCTTTATCCACCTTTTTGGTCATTTTTTGCTCCTGATTCGTTAAAATCAGAACTTTTTACGGGGTTGCTATCCCGAATTTTTGTAATTTCGTACATAAAATCGTCTGAAGTCTCAATTTTGCGACGATTTTCGACTGAATATTCGGTCAAATCGATTTCATACCCTGGATTTTTGGTAATTCTGTTCTTTGTCCATGCATCATCATACCAAAGTATCTTATTATTTGGGTAGGCATAGAAGTTTCCGTTATCCATCTTGAAGAAATGAGCACATTTGTGTTCTGGAGTTTCACTGAAGTTAGTATTCAGAGTTGATTTTGACTCCCATGACCAATCAAGAGTAAACATATAAGTTCCTTCATTCTTTTCTCCACGATAATTAATCAGTTCTGCACGTAATCCCGCGAGACGAGCGCGGGTCTGAACATCAACATAAGGAGAAAAGCAGTCCCACCACATGCACTCTTCTAATTCAGGAACTGGTGCATCAGGTTTCCAACAGAATGCATGAATCGGTCTTCGTGTCCAGTTGACACCATTCTCTAGAAACGCCTCAAAGAGGGGTACGTGCTTCTCTAAGGAGGCAACGGAATGTACGTCGCATAGAGTGACCTCTCCATGCCCTTTTTTATGATTATAGAGGAACTCATTACGAATGTAACAAGTAATGGTAGGAAGATTGTGATTTAGATATGACATAAAAAAAGCATGTATTGCTACATGCTCATGAATATAAACTATTTACCTTGTCCCCTATAAGGTTTCTTTGCCGAGTTACGAGAAGAGGCAGCATACTTGGTGTTTTTTCCATCACCTTGGCGAGTATTCTTGGGATGAGACTCAATCAGAGTCTTACCGGTCGGAGATTGCTTAAGTTTCGACATAATCAGATAATACGAGTTTTCTCATGACCCACACGAATCCGAGGGTCTACCCAGATATCAAATCCTGCGGCGATGGCATCGAGACAGAATGAGACATCTTCTCCGCACATATCCTGCACTTCTCCAGACTCAAACTGTTGCATCTTCGGAGCAAACCACGGATACTTCATCTCAGAATGCTCAAACACTCCGTTCTTAATCAGCACCCAACCGAAACCAATATAATCGACTGTGAAGGGTTTGCGACGTTTGGAAATCGATTCCAGAGTCTCATGATTCATGACTCCACCATTCTTACGGAAGTCACCTTCCTCCAACCAGTGAGCACATGAAGTGGTTTGTCCATCTTCTGTACAATACCAACCAGAGACAATCTCTTTCTCTGTACCATCTTCTGCAATCGCAAGATCGCACAATTGCCAGAACTTATTCGTGTCAAATACAATATCCGAATCAATCCAGAGTTGATAATCATATTGCAGTTTACCATCCCAGGGAACCTGATCAGGACCGCGTAGTACATTTGCACCAAGACACTTACAACGTGCAAAGTTCACCATGGAAGAATAATCTTGAGAGATCTGAATACTCATTCCATTCTGAACCATGTCAAAACAAAGTTGAACAAAGTTCTTCAGAAAGATGTAAGATACCCCACGACCAGGAAGACAAAACACAATGCTCTTCCCACGCATTCTTTGTTTAATTGCATCAATATCAAACTCCTCAGTTTTCTGTATAGGAGGAGTTTTTGCTTTTACAGTAAATCCTTTTGACATAAGTTTGAATGACCTACAATTCAATTCTAACTTATTATATAGCGTTTGTCAATGAGACGAATCTAATGAAATCTCTTTGACATATTCGACCTGTTCATAGGAAAGATCACTTACACTGTAATCTGTTTTCATGAGACCAACCATGTTTCTGATTGTTTCCCATTTGTTTTCAAAATCTTCCCTCTGAAGATTATGAAATAGACATTTATCTTTTGCGTAGATATGAAATCTAAACTCTTTGGTAATCATCTTCGATTCTTACAATGTCTTCTTCGATGCACTGAGATCCTAATTGAACCTCTATTATAGTTATACCATTTTCATCTGCTCTGAGTCTGTGCTTCTGACCGCACTCAATTGTAAACGTGCTGTGAACCTTTGCAGAATATACCTGGTCCTCAATGGTGACAAATCCCCCACCTTTTACAACTGTCCAATATTCTGAACGATGATGATGATACTGTAATGATAACTGCTGATTTGGTTTTACGACTAACCTCTTCACCTTATAGAATTCCTCATCTAGAAGATTCTCATAGTGACCCCATGGGCGTTCAAATTTCTCCGGGGAATTTTTTTCCATACATGAAACCTCTTCACACTTTTATATATCGCGGCGATTTTTTATTTCTCACTCGATTTGTCACCTCTGTAGGTTAGGGATGTTTTGATTTTTAATATAAGGAACGGCGATCGGGTTTATACGCCCCATCGCCGCCCGACGCCACCAACGCCCGCACAAATACACTGCCATTTCTAACAGCAACTGCCATCACATCACAGCACAACACTGATGCTTACTGTGTCCCTCCTATTATAACACCTCACAGGTCAACTGTCAAGTCTTAGTGATACGCTGTCTCCCAGAGTGACTCTACATCAGCTGACAGATCTTCCACAGTGACTGTCAACGACTCACCGCCGCCGATATCAAAGACCTTGTGAAAATCGATCTGCTGG